CTGCACTATCGACAATCTCATAAAGCAAGGAAGTCTCCCCCTTGCCCCGCATCTCTGCAACCTGATTGGATTCTCCCGCCGTGTTCTTGCGGTCAACCACGAGGCGAGCGCCTAGACTTGCCATTTGCGATTCAAGTTGCGTGCAAGCAGATTCAAGATATTTAAGGCCCTCGCCACGGTATTCCAAAATACCGCAAGAGTTAGGCTGATCCACAAGCCAAACGGTATTAGGACCAACCCGGTATTCAGGCAATTCATCGCCGAGGTTAGGCGCAATCGCCCAATATGTTGGCGTTGCAGTGTAGAACTGGCCGTGGGCCAACTGCGCGCTACGCTGGAAGTGCAGGACGTTCAACTCAGCGATATCTAGGATAGGCGGGCGCTGCACCTTCATGCCTGTCTTCATAGGCCCGAAGCAAATGAAGGGCATCTCGCCTCGGAAGAAACCACTGTCAGCCAGCATAGGAGACACTTCGCTTCCAGGCTGGTAGGAAGTGCCATTGTCCTTGCTCTTGACTGGGAGCCAAAGACGCTGGCGGTAGATACCCGTCTCGTCAAGATAGAGTTCTCGGTAGACGGTCACTTCCTCAGAGCCAAATCCAGTTTGGCTATCTACAAGGAAATCTTCTTTCAGCACGATTTGGTTAGCAACAAGGCGCCCGTTATCGTCGCGCATGTTGCGCCAATTGGTAATATTCTCCGCCATGTAAGTGGTGAAGTAGGGCGTGCCTCCATTGGTAGGCGCGTCTACCAATGCGCCTACGCGACCCATGCTTAGGATTTCACGGACAATGGCGCGAGCAAAAACAGTAAACGGTTGGTTATCAACGGTGCAGGTTTCAAGCTGAGGGCGCAGCACTTCAGCCCCGTTTAAGATAATTTCTGGTTCCTTGCGGAAGATCATACCGACGAGGCCATTTAACGTGCGGGCAGAAGCGTTGAAGAACTGCGCCCGCTTCTTATACGCTTCATACTCCCCATAACTCATGCCTGAAAGCTGGGGTAGATACTTCTGGCCGCCTTCTCGGATAGCCTTGGCACCCTTCAACACATCCCGGATCATCTGCCAGTCATCTTGGTTGGCGCTGTATTCCGGTGCAAGGTCAGTGACGGCCATGATGCAAATCCTGAAAAGCAATATAAGGTTGCAGGGGTAACGCTTTGGCGGGCAAGAAGTCAATGCAGCCTTGACTTTAACATGGGAGCGAGTGGATAAACAACGTTAGTAACGTTTTTTAGGAAGAATCTAATCATGTCAAGCGACAAGGCCGAGAAAGTGACGCCTATTCGCCCCGATATGAAGGTGCCGCGCAAGCAAAAGGCGCGCAAGTGGAAGTCTGGTGCAAATTGGGATGTTATTGAGCATTATTACAGGATTGGCTGGGCTTTAAGCGATTTGGCCCGCCTGCCAGAAGCCAAAGGCGTCACGTCACAAGCCATCTCTAATCGTATTCGGCGTTACAATTGGACGCGAAATTTAGAGCCTCGCGTAGCTGACGCTGCCCGTGCCATGATGGTCATGGGGATGGATGAAACCGGAAGGCCCTCACCAGAGGCGCTATCCCTTCTGCGAGGCAACAAAGCCCGTGAAGATGAAGTGATTTTGTCCTCAGCCGCACAGATTGCGGAGCGTTTGACCACGACGCGCAAGCGGTCAAAGCGCCTTGATAGCATTATCGACCGCATTTCCAATCTGCTTGAGACTGAAATTGAGCATTTGGAGGGGGAAGCACAGACTCGCGAAAACCCTGCTAGTGTCCGTGTGGAACTCAACCGCCTTACCAAGTCGATTGGCCAGCTTGTCACCGCCGTCTCCAAGGCCAACGAGGAAGAACGCAACGTCCATGACTTGCGCCGTCTCATGAAGCCCAAGGAAGAAATCATGCCGATGATCGTGAAGAAGCGTGCCGTGCTTGATTCCGAGGATGTATCTGAAGGCGACGAATGAACGCGATTAACAAACTGACGTGGGAGCCCAATCCTGTTTTAGCGGATCGGGCGACTAGCAACCTCGGCCTTATGCCCTGGCAGGCGCATGTCTACCTCCATCCATGCCGTTATCGCGTAGTGGTGGCAGGACGGCGAAGTGGCAAGTCGTTCCTTAGTAAGCACGAGCTTTACCGTGCCGCCAATGCGGTTTCAAAAGGGCTTGTGGTTTATATCGCGCCAACTTTGAAGATGGCCAAGCAGATCATGTGGCGCGAGTTGATGGATAGCATCCCGCCTGAGATGATCTCTGAAATCAATCGCAGCGATATGTCGATTGTCTTGAAGAATACAGGCACTATGATCCGTCTCTTTGGTGCTGAAGTGCCTGACCGCCTGCGAGGTCTTTCGATTTCTTTTGCTATTTTTGACGAAGCCGCCGACATTACTGAAGTGATGTGGACTAAAATTGTTCGCCCTGCCTTGGCTGACCAACAAGGGGACGCTTTGTTCCTTGGCACCCCTAAAGTCAGCGCCGGTAGCAAGTGGTTCTACGAAGCCTACTGCGATGGATTAGACCCCGGCAAGAAAAACTGGTTTAGTTATACCATTAAGACCGTGGATGCCGGGATTGTGCCCGCTTCAGAAATTGAAGAAGCACGGCAAAGCATGAACCCCTATGAGTTCAGGACCGAGTTTGAGGCGTCGTTCGAGTCGCCTACCGGCAAGGTCTACCAGCCTTTCCAACGCAGCACGCATGTCATTTCCCATATTGACGATGACAAACGGTGCAACCTTCACCTTGGCTTGGACTTCAACCGCTTTCCGATGTCTGGCATCGTTATGGTTAAGTTCCTGAATGGAGAGGGCGAAGAGTGCTTCTGCGCTATTGACGAAATATTATTGCCGAACGCCACCATCCAACGCTATGCGGACATTCTTTCGGAACGCTTCAAAGGCAGGAATATTACAATCTACCCTGACGCATCAGGCAATCAGCAGCATACCTCTGCGGGCGGCAATACGAACCATAGCGTCCTGCGAGGTATGGGTTTCAAACTTGTTATGCCGCGCAAGAACCCTCTTGTCAGTGACCGTATCAATATCGTGAACGGCGCCTTTCTATCAGCCGCCGGTAAGCCCCGGCTGTTTGTCCATCCGCGCTGCAAGGAACTGATTACGTCTTTGGAGAGCCTTGGCTTTGATGATAACGGCAACGTCGCCAAGGTCGCACAAGGCAAATACACTCACTTGCCTGACGCCCTTGGCTATGCTGTCATGAACCTGTTGCCAATCATTCGGCGCCGGGTAGGTTCTGGCGTCGTTAAGATGGCGGGGGGTTATTAGAAATCCGGCAGATCAAACAAAAGAACAAAGTCCCGCAACTCCCGCCCGCTCATACCGAACTTCTCCGCCAAGGCTTTTTCGCCTCTCGCTTCTTCAACCATATCAACCCACTGAGTCTTGATATTTGACCGCCGGATAAGGGCTGCGAGCAAGTCTAGGTCCATGCGTGAAAGCGTCTTGGCTTGTTGCTGGTAGTCCTCCCACGCCTCTACGGCATAAGGGAACAAGGGCCGGATGATATTGAGAATAGCATCTGCGTAGTCCCTAATCTCCTTTTGCGCGTGGCTGTCCGTCCTGAGCGTCAGGAAGTGCAAAAGGTTATGGAGGTCGATCTTCCAGTAAAGCGAAGAGTATGCCGTCAAGGGCAAGGTGATGCGGGCAAGTTCCCGCGCCAAATCTTCGCCAAGTAGTGCCTTGTAAGACGCGAACGAATATTCGTTATTTGCCTCAATGACATTGCGAATAGTTTTTTGCTTGTGCGGCGAAAATTCGCCTTCCCGCCCTTGCTTGTTGTCTAGCGACTGCGGCGCTAGGTCGCCCGATTCAGGGGAGAAAAACATCTCGCGGATTTCGCTGTAGCGGCCAGATTCTTCATTCACGCTTGCAGTGCGGTGCCTGATCCATTGGCGCAGCACGAAGATCGGAGCGCGGATGTGCAACTTGACTTCGCACATTTCCATTGGGCTGGTATGCTTATGGCGCATAAGATAGCGGATAAGCGCCCGGTCAGTTCGCGTTGCCTTGGTGCCGGTCTGATAGGACACTCGTGCTGCTTCCACAATGGCAGCATCGCTACCCATGTGGTCAACGAGGCCCACGAAACCGTGGTTGTGTATTTTGATATATTGGCTAGGTAGCATATCGGATCACGTGCCTCGTGCAGAGAGTGAAGCCCTCAAAGGGCGGCTTGTTTTTAGGCGAAAAAGGCTTCCAGACGGGAAGCCCGTAAGTCTTGGCCTGCTTCGCCATATCGTTCGTACCTCTGGCGCCTGGAAAAACGACGCAACCATCAGGACTGCCCTCCGCCAACATTCTCGTGTTCCGGTCATGCCCCGCCAGGAGCCCATGGCGCTTCCAGTCTGGCAGGAAGATGACTTGGTGGACGCTATGCAAGCAAGCCCATTGACCTGCATGGCTGTCCGCACCCCTGGCGCCCCCATGAATGAGGACGCCAATGGCGTAGTGCCGGTGCAACTGGCTCAGAACGTCATAGACTAGGGCCGCTTCATCGAAATTTCGCCCGCCGGTTACGAGTAG